GAGTCGGAGAGGAGACAAAGGTCGGAGATAATAGTCGACCGGTTATTAGCGTCTCGTCGTCGTGTATAATTTCGACCTTTTGATATCCGAGAGGTCGGAGGAGGGATTTATGGTCCTCGTTCAACGGGTCAAAATACATAGCATAAGCAAAGGTCGAGGCGACCGCCGCGTAACTCAAAGTTACGTCGACGCCGTTAAAAAACTCAAATCGCTTATTATTTACTCTTAGTTGCATTACACGTAATAAACCAATCGGCGACCGGTTTCGATTAGTAGGTATTCGTTTATATGTAAATTATTGGTTTCTATAAACCGGGTTAGGGCGGCGTCCTCAGCGTCGAGACCGTAAAAACGATAAGTTAACTCGACCGGGGTCGAGGGTCTATCGAGATAGATAACGCGTTCCTGTTGAGCGGTTAGAGCTATCTCAAAAAGAGAGGATATCGTAAACGATACTAACGCCTGTAAAGAGGTTAAAGCTCCGGAGCTCGGGATATAACTCTCCGGCTCTCCTCCGTTTTCTGTTTGTACGGAATCCAGAGTCGAGAGATACGTAGCATAATTTAGAGAGATTTGGTCCGCTATGTCGAGAACCTCCGTTTTTGTTTGGTACTCTCCGGAGATAGCAGCCTCAGACATTGAACTAATAACAGTCCCTCCCATAGCCTCGAACTGTCTTTTTTGGGAGACCGGTAGATTATTCTCGATTGATGTTACCAGACGGTTAAACTGAGATTCTAAAAGGTTAATCCTGTCTTTTACACTAGAGACGAATCGAGCCGGAGCGGATATCATATTCTGAATATCGCGCATAGCTCGGAGAGGTTCGGCGGTCGCGTTATTGATCGCGGCGGTCGCTGTCTGAAATGCGTTATAATACTCGGAGCCGATATCTCCGGTCGTTAGCGATTGTCCGTCCGAATATATCTCCTCGGTTTGAACCGTCATAGAGTTAATATCCGCGGCGTCCGGCTCTACATTTTCCGCGTAAGAATCCGCTAAGTTCTCGTCCGCGGCGACCTTATCGTTTATAACCTTTTCGGTCGGGTCGACCTCTGTCGATGGTCTTACCTCTGATATGGTTTCGACCAGAACTCCGGTTATCTTAGTTTGGTTTAACCCCTCGTCGTCGAGACCGAGGCTAACCGGTTGGACGACGATATCGTTATAATAAGGGTGTGATATCTTCCACGGTCGAGGGTCGTTCGCCGAGGTCTCGAACCGAGCCGACTCGTCGATATGGTCCTCCCCTTGAAAAATAAACTCGACGGGGAATCGCCGGGCTTTAGCGGCTTTCCTAAGGACTAACGCTCCGGTAATATCCGGGAACTCGAACTCCTTAAGGTTGAATTTAACCGACCTTTTCGGTTTAACATATAGCGGAGAGTACGTTTTTCCGTCGCCGGTCGTAATCGTTAACTCTCCTTTTATCTTGTCTAACCAACTCATTAGCGTAAATCCCGGTTAAATCGCTTCTTAGCTTCTGTTATATAAATATCCTCTAACGTTTTCGTCGATAGGTCCGCCGCTCGACTCATAAACCGAGTAGGCTTAACCCTTATTGTTCGACCCTTTTTTAGATTGTAAATAGCTCGGGTCCGGACCTTTGTTCCGGATTTAGTCTTTCGTAACGAAGTTACGCGAAAAACTATATCCTCGTTAAAAGTCCCACGGACGAGACCGCCCTTTCCGGCGTGGATAGCAGATTTAACGAATCTCTCTTTTCGATTTCGTCCGCGTACCTTTCGAGGATTAACGATTCCTTTTCCGGGAAACTGAGATATCCGATTTTGCTTACGAACCATCTTTCCGCGGCTCCCTCCTATTCGAGCGGAATCCGTCGGAATTAAAGAGCGTCCTTTAATAGTTCCTCCGTGTTCCTGAGCGACAAGGTTATCGACGGCGAAATTGTCTCCGCCTCCGGATAAACCGCCCTCAGACATTCCGACGACTGATCTCATTCTATTAAGGTCGCGTCCTGAGGCGAACTCGACTCGGGAAAACCGCTTAAAAAACGCCGGAGAGCGTTTAACGAAAGTCTTTCCGGTTACGGATTGGAGAGTGTTTCTCTTAACGTCCATAGCGGCGGCGTTAAGAGATTTTCTAACTACGTTCGGGAGAGCCGTCCGGGAGAGCTTTTCTAGTTTAGCCGTAAACTTTACGACCTCGTCGGTATTAACATTGATAACCCGAGCCACATTTTAACCGATAATTGTAACTCTTACGTTAGCGTCGTCCGACGGCTGTAGGTCTAAGGATATGTCGATATCTCCGGTCGTCCTGTCGACGGTAACCGGGACGCCGGAATTAGTCGACGTGTCCGGGGTGTGATAACTCCAATCCGTTAAAGGGTCTGTAAGTTGTACCGCTACGGAAATATGAAAGTCGACCAAAAGGTTAGCGGCGTCGCCGACTCCTTTAGAAAAATCTCCCGTATTACCAAAAGCGGCGATTATTTCGGCGCGGGTTATAGTAACTACGTCTCCGTCCAGACCAGAGATAAACGTTTTAACCAATTTAGAACAAGACGTCGCCCGGAGAGCTTCGACATACTGAAACCCGTTAGCCTCGTTGTCCGGAGTATTGTTCGGGGCAATGCTGTTAAATCGACATAGTTTCGAGAAAAATTGAAATATATCGTCGAACGTTGTTCGGTTCATTCCGACGCCGTTCGGAGCGTCTTTAATCGACCCGTTCGGATAATCTGTCGGGTTAGTGGTGTCTACGTTGGTAAAATTTTGAATCCCTTTAGCCATAACTAAAAAATTGATGTTTCACAAACCTAATAAAAAGAATCGAGGTTATATTTCATTTACGAATGAAAAAGCGACGGTATTCGCCGGCTTTAGCTTTAGAACGAGTTCTCGATATTCCGGAATCCGAGCCGCCTCAACCTCTCCGAAATCTCCGAAATTCTGACCACCTATAAAGAAAGAGCAGCGGTAAGAACCGCCGACGTCGAAATTAGCGTCGAGAGCCGGGTCGATATGATTCGCGATAATAAAATCGCCGTTCCAACGGTACGCGAATTGCGACTGTCCGAATTGAACTTGTCCGAATTGGACCGGGTCCAACATAGCGGCTATAGCCGCCGATAAAGCTCCTCCGAACTCCTCCTCTCCAAACTCTAAGAGTCCGAACTCTGACAGCGAATAGGTCGTCGAGCCGGAGATATAATAATCTATCGGAGAGTTTCCCGGGAGGTTTTCGTGGACGTACAGATCGAAACCCGCCTCCTGTAGTGATTTTTGAATATATCTCCAATGTTGCCGGGGCTTAATTGTCCCGGGGTGTTGCATTTTTCGGAGGATAGCGGCTTTCCTGTCGGCTAAAGATACGGTCGGGTTAGTTATCATTCCGAGTCGGACCTCCCAATCCTCCGCGTCCTCGACGGAAAAATCGTCGTTATCCGGGAGGATAGAATCCAGAATAGAGCTCCCGTCCGCGACGGCTCGGGACTCCGACTCCGCTAACGACCCGTTTATCTTATCTATTACGCCGTCTTTCGGGTAATCGAACGCTCGACCCCGAGGCAATAATAAACGAGCTATTTTTTTTATCGTGTCGACGTACATTATACAAACGTTACGACCGGAGGGAGAGGGATTTCTCCGTAAAGAAATTGATATAAGCTAACCGGGTTTCCGTCTACTCTTAAAATAAGAGAATCAAAAAAGCCGGACGGTTGGGCTTGTTGGATAGCAACTATAACCCCGTTAACGTCGAGCCGGTCGTTTCTGTCGGCGACCGGGTCGGTTCCAGACATAAACGGGCGGATATCATAGATAAAATCGGTTAGAGCGTTCGTTATAGAGAGTTCTATCGCCGGGGTTAAATTCAGATAGCCGGTTATCTCTATTTCGACGTCGAGAGGAGCAACCGGGAGGACATTAACTCCGACTTGAATCGGTCGACGACCGCGGTCCTCTATAGGGAGCGACGTGTCGGGGTCGAGTTCTATAGCGTCGACGACGTCCGAAAGGATAGCCGCCGTCGGGATTCCGGAGTCCGGAGGGACCGAGTCCGCCGGGGTCGCCTCTACAAATACATTAACCTCGTTAACTTGTCCGGTGTTAACGTAAGCGTAAACGGTTCGGATAGATTGAACGTCGCCGGACCAAAGTCGATAATCAGTCCCCGCGCCGCCCTGAGCTTCTAACCTATAAGCCTCTAACGCTCTTTGTCGATAAATCTCCAAAGACTCCGCCGATTGAGGAGGGGTCGAGACCGCCGCTATCTCCGCGGAACGGTCGACTAATGAGATCGGAGAGGTCGCGGTTAGCGTGTCTCCAACAGCTAAAAGAGATTCCAGACCGGGAGTTAAAGCCCGGAGAGTTATCGTTCCTGTCGGAGCGACAAAAGTATAAGCCGTATCGAGTACAAAAAGAAATCCGGGGTTTTCCGATTCGTCGTCCGACTTAAACGTTTGATTAGCCGGGATTATAGCTCCGATATCTCCGGTAACATTAACGGTATATTGACCGGGGACCGCCGGAAAGGGGTTTCTATTTAACTTTACACGCCCGAAACGTTCGAGAGTTCCTCCGATACTTTCAGAGTCCGCCGTATCGACAAAGATGTTTTTTTGAATGAATCCGAGGCGGAGATAATACAACTTTAACCGCGCCGCCTGAGAGGCGTTTAAGGCTCTTAAATAAACTTTTCCGACGGAGGATATAATAACCGATAAACCGGCTTGTAAATCCGCTTTAATGTCGTCGTAAAGCTCTTGTAACGTTGGGATATTTGTCATTATTCAGCGGTTAGGGTCTGTTTTACTCCGTCCCAAAGATAAACGTAAACCTCCGAATCCAAATTATCCGGCTCGTCGACAGAAATTTCGAGGCGGAGACGGTTCGGAGCGGTTATAAATCCAGAAACGGAGACCTCAGCGAAAGCGGACATAAATTCGAGGTCCTTTTTCGCGGCGTTCTCAATAGCTACAAGTCCGACCGGCGTTAATGGATTATCCCGGAGAGCTTTTTCTAAAGTGCTGTTAAACTGTATATCCGGAGTCTCCCTCCATAACAAACCGTTTCCCCAATAATCGAAAGCCTCCTCTCCGTCGGGGCGGGATTCCGGCGTCGATTGCTCCGGATTTCCCCCAAATAATCCGAGGTAAATCATAGACTCGAATCCCGTAACGGTCTCGACCCTGTTCCCTGTTAAAACAGCGTCTCCGCCGTTTAGCGTTTCGATAATTCTTAAATCTATTGCCACGTCGTCGAGAGATTGACCGGAACGGGTCCGGGAGTAGAGTTTATAGTCGTGTCCTCGTTTCCGTTAACGTCGACCGTCAAGGTCTGAGCGGAGGACTGTTCTATCCTCTGAGTTAACGCCTCCTGTCGAGCCGCCTCCGGGTCGACCGCCTCGACCGGTTCGACGGAGGTTCCTAAACCCTCTCTAAATGATTGGATTCTTTCCGCTCCGGCGGCGGCGAACGAGCCGACGCCTCCCGGGATAGACGAGGCTATTTCTAAAATCTGTTGCAAAGGCATTAAAACCGCGTCGAGCAATGTCGCGCCGATAGCTTTTAACCCTTCGAGTATTCCACCAGAACGGAAAGCGGCGACGATCATATCCCAATTACGGCGGAAAGATTGAACGAGCGAAATAACCAATCCCAACGGACCGAGAAACAGACTTAAGGCGGCTCCCCAATCGTCCCACTTTTTAACGACGGTTGTAATAACAGCGACGAGAGCGGCGACGGCTAAGACCGTTAAGGTAAGAGGAAACAAACCAATAGATAAGGCGGCTCCAAAAGCCCACGTCGCCGCGGCGGCTAACGCGGAGGCTATCTTATAAGCGGCTAACGCGACGGTGTTTTTACCGATAGCGACGGACGCGGTTCCGGAAAGGGCTCCCATAATACCGATAGCGACGTTATAGCCGAAAAGAACGATTTTCGTAGCGACGAGAGCTATTTTCCAAGCGACCATACCGGCGGCTAATAAACCGAGGATTTTAAGAGCGAAAATAGACCGGTCCGCCCACTTTCTAACGACTTTCTGTCCTTTGTCGAGCTCCTCGACCGCGGCGGCGGTTCCTGAGCCGAGATTAAACATTTCAGTCGCGACCTCGACGATAAATCTTATATTCTGAGACATTGCTCCGGTCCCATCTTCTAAAGAGAGGATAAAGCCCTCGTAAGCCGATTGTAAAATCGTTATCGAGCCGCCGAGCGTGTCGAGTTGTGTCTTAGCCATTTTCTCAGCGAATCCGTCCGCTGTCTGTAGGTCTTTCGATAGAGACCGAACGGCGTCTCCTCCACTTACGAACGTAGCGAAAGCGGCGACGGACCTTTTATCCGTTAACTCTAACATTTTCGCAAGGTCGACGCCTTTTTTATCGAGATCAACCATTCCGTTAACCATATCGTCCAGACTATCAACGGGACCGCCGAGAGCCTTAGCTAATTTCCCGTTTGAATCGGCAAGATTTAAAATAATGTTACGGGTCGCCGTTGCAGCGGACGAGGCGTCGAAACCGGCGTCCGAAAGTTTTCCTAATAACGCGGTCGTATCTTCTATAGAGAATCCGAATTTAGAGGCGACCGGAGCGACGGTCGATATCCCGGTTTCTAGCTTAGCCATATCGAGAGCGGATTTCGAGGTCGCCGCGGCGAAAACATTAGAAACCCTAACAGCCTCGGAGGCGTCCAATCCGAACGCCCGGAGAGCGGCTCCGACCTGAGTCGCCGCCTGAGGGAGCTCCGTTCCTGTCGCGGCGGCTAAAGCTAAAGTCGCCTCAGTAGCTCCGAGGATTTCTTTTTCTTTAAAGCCAAGTTTCGCGAACTCTGTCTGTAATCCCGCGACCTCGGAGGCGGTGAAAGCCGTAGAGGCTCCGAGCCTCTTAGCGTCGTCGTTAAGGGCTATAATCTCGGTTTTGGTTTTATCCATAACCGCGGCTAGGTTTGCGTTAGCCTGTTCAAAATTCTTAAAAACCCCAACGACAGAGACGACGCCGCCGATTAAAGCGGCTCCTCCGAGAGCTAACCCGAGACCTCCGACGGCGGATTTTACCCGGCTTATAGGAGCCATAACCTTAGTAAATGCTCTATCCGCCCGGGCGACCGCGACCTCTGTTTTAGCGGCGAACGTTTGAACGCCCCGGGACATAGTCGCGGTAACCTTACTAAACTTGTCTACGGCTGTAAAAACCGCCGGGATTTTGAGCTTTCCAGCCATTTCGTCCTATTTCGTTTTAGGAGTCCTTTTTTCAATACATAATAAAACGTCTAAATACCAAAATTCGAGACCTTGATAATCGAGACGGTCTAAATATAAGGAACCTATTTCAGACGGCGGGAAATGATGTTCGCGAACGACCGTTTTTATCCATTCCTCGACGTTATCGAAAAATATAACGAAGTCCTCCGGGACGCTAAAACTAGGTCCCGTTACAGAAAAAAAACAGCTATAGACAGAGCTAAACTTTTGTCGGTTGAACTATCCAGAGTTCGAGGGATATTTATCGTTTGTCCGGTTAGAGCGGCTATCATAGCGTTTAATCGACCGTCGCCGTCTCCGGGCTTAACCCCTTTCATTCTTTTATCCATTTCCGCCCCCTTAAGTCGGGACTTATACTTAAGCTCGTCTATAGACTCGTCGGGACCAACCGGGAACGCTAATTTTTGGGTTAGCGTATTATCGTCGTTAACGATTAAAACGCCCTCTTGAACAGCGGAAACGAGGTCCTCTATATATTCAGAGTGAGCCTCTCTCTTAATTGTTCGGATTTTCTTAGCGTCGAGCCATTGATTAACGGCGTTTTGAGCCGTGTCGAAATCTACCTTTTCCATTGTTTGATGTTATAGATGTTTTTAAGACTGTTACTTAGCCATTTTTCCGCCTCCGGAAATAGTGATCGGGATAGTTCCCTCGTTCATATCGCCGTTAATGTCTCCGACGATAACTCCGGCTCCTACATAGTCGACTCCGCTAATATGCGAAAGAGTCCACGTCGTCGCCCCTAAATCCTCAGACAGAGAAAGGAGTTTCTCCATATCTTCCCGGTCGTTATTATCCCAAGCGACCATAAATTCGGCTTTCCACGGCGCGGTGTTCATTTTACGAATCATATCTCCCGAACCGGTAGTCGAGACCTCGTTACGGAGACCGCCCGGGTCGAAACTTACAGTTTCGTTTGATTTGATTTGCAAAGTTCCAGAACCGACGTTATCGTTAGAAAACGCGACCTCTAGTAAATCTCCGGCTATTGAGCTCATTTCTTGGGTTTTGTGTGCTGTTTAACTTCCTAAATTAAAACCGGCGACCGCTGTAGTCGATGCGATTCTAACGACGCTCGACCTTTTGTATCGGAAACGAGTTTCCAGACGGTCCGGGTTAGACGTCGAAATCCCGACGCTTAGCTCCTCTTTCATAAAATCCGGCTCGACGATAAGTCCCCGCGCCGTTAAATTGGTCGCATAAGTACCGAGAACT